CATAGGCTCAACCCAAGTAGGCTCAGGCGGTTTAGTAGGAGCAGGGATGTCAGGAAGACGACCGGGACGTAGCATACGTGCAGCCTCAACGTTAGCGTCTGCAGTATATTTACCCATGTTGATGTCAAACATACGGAGGTGAGAAGCGTTAATCTCACCTGTCAAACTGGCTGACATAACAGCTAGGTCACGACCAATCTGTGCTTCATTAGATTGAACACGTTTCTGCATAGAACGTCCAGCTTGACCCAGACGTGCCTTACCTTGGGCTTGCAGTTGAGCCACTAGTTGGTCTTGTGCGTTAAAACGATATTCAGCTTTAGCGTCATTTAGCGCCAGCTGTTCTCGTGACTGAGCTTGTTGAGCAGCAATTTCGTTGAACGTGAGTTGCTTCTGAGAGTTCTCAATGTTCATCAAATATTGCTGAGCATTGGATTTCTCTTCCAACGCTCGTAGCGTCATATTGTACTGCCAGTTTTTAACAGCAGTTTGGAAATTGTACTCAGCTTGTTTCCGATAGTTTTCTTTATCAGCTTCAAACTTCTCTTTGTTGTAATCGTTTTGAAGTTTAGCTTGTTTGTTTAGGAGTTGTTGTTGCTGGTCTTGGGCAGCTTCAGCTTTTTGGTTTTGTTTATCAGCTTCTGAGGCACCAAAGATACCACCGACAATTGAAGCACCTGCGCTAATTAAGGCGGCAGTTGTAACAGGTTCAAGGCTCATCACTAAGCCAGACTGAGCTAGTTGTTCTTTAAGAAGAGTGTCTTTCATTAAGCCCTCCTATAGAATCGTGGTGAATAGTTACCCTCCCACATCATCGACACCAACGATACAGGGTATGGAAAATCACTTGTCACTTTAAGTTCAAAATTAGTATTACGTTGATGGATAGGTACGATGAATAAGAAGTTAGATTCTACAGGCACATTATTAGCACCGTAGTCATCCATAGCAGTGACTTCTTTAATCTCAGTCCACTCCCTGCTGCTACCTAAACGACTCTTGAACGTCAATGCACCAGTTCTACCGGCAGACACTTTGACCCTAGAGATAGTAAGGTTAGCAGTAAAGTCAGTAGTGGTCTCATTCCTTCTGAAGTAGAAGGTAGGAAGTGTTACTTCAAACTCATATTTGTACCCAATAACAATACCACTAGCGAAAGAAGTAAGATCTCCTTGTGCTTCAAGGTAGTTATAGTTAGTACCACTCTCTACTTTAGGAGTAGCTTGTACTGCGTAGCCTTCATCCGTAGCAGGATTGACTAGCAACACCGTAGCTTCTGTAGCAGAGATAGGGGTGTAGGGTGTATAGATTTTAGTGATGTCATTGTTAGCATCAAACACCACCGCATCGACACTTGTGTGCGGCTTGGTGGGTCTTGCAACGTAGTCTAGGCATGTACTACCGTCCGTGCTAGTAGACGTTGCTGTAACGGCTCCTGTGGGCAGCTCATCGAGTGTGATGGTTTGGATAGTGTACTCATCCTCGTGTTGAGAAATGATCACCACTTCATCGTTTAAAATGGTAGCGTCTTGGATTGTACCAGTCAGCTTCCACTTTGTCCACGCTTGGAATAGATTCTCTTGACCGTTGTTGTAGAAACGGAACAGGTACAAGTACGATGAACCACGATCTACAAGGACGACCAAAGAGTTTTGAGGACTAACAACAATGTTATCAATGGTGCTAGGAATCCACTCTAGTACTGCTTTACTGATGTCAACCACAACAGGGTTCTGTTCAACGTCTTGGAGTTGAATGGAGAATACCTTACTGTAGCTAGACACCTGACTCAGGAACATAGCACTAGTACCTACATCTACAGGAGAGATGTTAGGATCCATCTCATAGTTAGAGATAGCACGTACCACAGAGTTACTAGGAGTCAAGATACTGGTGTCAGTGGAGAACACCTGGAACTGTTGGCGCTCACTAAACAAGGTAAGACCTTGGGGTGAAGGGAGAACGTCAATCAGTTTGACTGGACGTACACTAGACACGTTCAAGTCAATAGGATCAGAATCAACCTGAGTCAACGCTGAACGAGAGAAGAAGTTATACGAGTCGTTAGCTACACCAAAGATGATATTGTCTTCAGACAACACACCGAAACGATTGTTGTAGAAGAAAGTTGAAGTAATTTTTTTCCCAATAAATGAGGGATCAGGGTTGGTAACAGTATCACCTGCTTCCCTACCTTTGAGTTGTGCAGCAGTAAGTGGACCAAAGGTAAACGTAGTTGCACCAGTGTTTGCCAGTTCATGAGGCATGGTGGATGCATCAATACCAGCAGACACATCACGTGCTCTAGTTTCTTTCCAGTAGCCCCTACCTTTCTCTGTGTTGTAAGCTACATACTCTACGTAGTAATCATCAGCAGCAGAGTCACTGTTAAGGATGGTGACGTGATGACCGTGGAAGGATTCAATAGGAAGTTTAGCAACATCAGTTACTTCATCCTCAAACACTTCCAAAGAATCGTTGTTAAGACCACCTTTAGCTTCAATAGTGAACGCTGCATTCTTACCTTTCCAAGTAGCTGCGTTGTACGCCGGATCAGTATCCTCGTAATCAGTTAGTACTTGGTTAGGAGTGTTAGCAGGTGTACCTGAATCGTAGAAACGTTTAATAACAAGACTGTTAGTGTATCCTTCAATACACCAAGTACCGTTGAAATCAGCATTACTTGCACCTTGTTGAGTAGTAATAGTGGCTACTACAGCATCAACCATGTGATGGCTAGCATTGACATTACCACTATCGTACAGCAGCATGTCATCAAACGTGGTACTATTCTGACTGGTAGAGACAGAGCTAATACCTTGAATAGTTACAGTGTAGTCATACGTAGCTACAAGAGTCAGTAACTTGAGGGTAGCAACAGAGTCAGCCACATAGCTACCAGCTGCTTGCATAGCAGTGGTGACAGTACGGTTAGTAATAACAGTAACGTCTTGAATACTACGGAAGTGGTAATCGTTAGCAGTAGTACCAGTCAGATAGCTTGTGCCAGTGTTAGTAACTGTACACCACGTACCATCTTTCTTCCAGATATAGATGTTAGTACCTTTGATAGCACCAACATAAGACGTGGCTTCACCTCTATCAATTGAGAACCAGATGGCACCGTCAAGAGCAGCCTTGTTAAACGGTGTACCACCAGAGTCCTTAAGTTGTTCGATAAACTTCATTCCCGGTCTTTTCAGCAGACCGTAGGTGGGATCAGGATACCCGTTAATACACTCAGATACCTGACCTTCTAGTTTCTTGTCGTCATTTTGTTTGGAGACACCACCAAGAAAATTAGGTGTCAGTTGAGTTACTGCGGGCATTATCGAATCAGTGCATTAAATGGATTGTAGCTCTTATAATAGTTACCATCTTTGGGGTCACCAAAATAAGTCAGATCATTTTGATTGCATTCGTACTCAAGAGCCATCGCCCTTGCATACGCTTCCTTCTGTTGCAGCATTTGATATTGGTTAGGATCACCAACAACTCGGCTAGAGACAATAGCTGCAGCACGTGCTACGACATAAGCTTGGATAGGTTGAGGAAGGTAAGTATAGTCATACTCCCACACCACATCCAGGTAAAGTGTTTCATCGCTATCCCACACATCAGTGTGCTTGATAGTATCGTACAGGTAACCACCACGGTTAACTGCATTACGTCCTAGGTTAGCTACGTAATCCTGACTGAGATCAATCTGGATAACGTTGTTAGGAATCTGTATTTTGTTACTACTGTCTGGTTGAATACCAGTGTAGTTACGTTCCCTATTGAAAGACCATCCTTCCGATTGGACTTCCCGACAAACCTCCTGAAGTGTGTTGTATGCAATCGCAACTTCCGGGTTGGTTTGGTTTTCAACTTTGTAAGAAACAATAGACTTGAGCATCGTGGTGCTACCTACAGTCTGAGAGATGTTAACCGTGTAGTTATACGTCTCAGGAGTGGTGCCTTGGGCAACACCTGCAGTAGCAATAGAAGTATTAGCAGTTACACCAGTACCAGAGATATAGGTACCAACTGCAATACCAGAGGTTTCCGTAGTCAATGTAGTACCACTAATTGATCCTACAAAACTATCAGTTTTTTCTAGTACAAAAGTTTCTTCAGTCTCAAGAGAATTTACAGGAGCCTGACCAACTGACGCCAGGATCTGATTAACAGCTTGTAGCTCAGTGTTGGAGCCAGTAGTAG